GTGTACCCAAAGCTTGAGCATAGACATCATCCACATCATCAGCAACAAATAGCTGCACGCCTGTCCATGCTACGTATCCACTGGGGTTGGGATCGGGTACTGAAGGAACCCCACCGGAATAGAATTGGATATCGCTGTAGATCTCGGATCCCAGGACATCGCTCTCCAGGGCCAAAGTGGCAAAATAGGTGTTCTTATTGCCTACCGCCGGCCTAGGTGTCGGATGCTCAGCATCCCAGGTATAGGTAGCAATGTTGTTGGCATCATAAGTCTTCAGTTTCAATCCTATGGGTTCCGCTCCTCCGGAGATATTGACCTTGGAAGGCCCGTTGCCATAATAGCGCCAAATATCCACACCCATCTATACCACCTGTTTGAATCTGTAAGTGTCTAAACCATTCATGTTCTCAACCTCACTGATAAAATTGTTAGTAGATGTAAAATCCACTTCTCCATGACCGTCTTTGAATATCCGAAGCTCCGCCCGGAACCCATTTTTCATTGGGATGCTGGAGAGGGGAACTTTGCCAGGCTCCGCCCATTCGCCCCGCTCCAGAGCCATTACATAAATGATATCAGGAGCATTGTTGATGGGTTCACCCGCTCCAATGGTTATAGCCATTATGCGGTCGGTCCTCAGGAACATCGTATATCCATCTGGAATCTCAGCTTCCAGGGTAGCCTGCACCGAGAGTGTGCTTATGGGTTCGATCCTTACCAAATTCGCCTCTTTGAATTTGGGATCGTTGCTGCTATATTCTTCAGCGCTGATCCAGGTATCTTTCAGCAATCTGGCTAACCAAAAATGCGTATCCCAATCATGTATCATCTTACCATCGCCCTCAATTCTTCCGCTATTATGGCTCTGATCTCAGAGGCATTTGCTGTGACATCCAGCTCTACCGGCAATCTGACTGTCATTCCCTGGATATCCCGAACCAAAATATCCCAATCCTCGCGGGCCTGGGTGGTGTTCAGGGCAACGGTCATGTTGATGGGCTCAATTGACATCTCCTCAAACGCAGTGTCAATGTCCCTGAGACCCCTAGATAATCCTGCTATTTCGGCCTCTATCTCGGTGATATTGGCCCTCAATTGGTCTATATCCAGGGATGACAGCTCTTTTAGCCGGGCCTCGGTGTCCATTTCGACATCCACACCGGCCTTGGACAATTTGAGCTTATCAACCGTGCCCCAATCGCCTGCGGCTTCCGCAGATTCGATATCAGACAGCCCGGTAAACTCGGGATTCTCTTTCAGCATGTCATAGATAGCACCCACCTCATCCCCGGCAAATTCGCCGTGGTGGATGTTTCGGCGGTCGATTTCGACACCGTTTTCAGATGTGAGTACTATCCATGTGTCCTTGTTCGTGCCCTTTTTCTCAGCAGCGATCTCAACACCGCCTACTTCAAAGACACTCCATGCTTCGTCCAAGCCTTCTTTCCACTTAGCCCCCCGCTGGCTGCCATATACCCGGCCTGTGGCGGCATCTATGGATTGTGCTATCGGGATATCTTTCCAGTAGACTGGATCGGAGATCACAGTGCCCAACTGAGCAGCTGCCTTTTCAACCCTGGCCATCGCCTCCTGGCTGCTCAGGGCTTCGCCCGGTGCATCAGAGAGCTTGGAGTCCTTGATCCCTGCCGCTATCTTTTCCCCGGTGTCTTTACCAAGCTTTTTAGCAGCGTTTTCATCTACATCCTGGAAGAATCCAACTATACCATCGGCCATGTCGGCAACACCGCCCAACCCGGCCTTATCAAGCAAGGTGCCTATCGCCCCAGCGGTGCCGGTTATGGCTGTCGGTATAGCATTGGTGAACCCATCAACCACCTTGCTGAATACTTCAGCTGCACCATCTCCCAAATCACCTATGGCAGTGGTGACATCTTCAATAGTATCGGTGGTGGTCTGGAATGCCGTGGTATTGGATATTATCTTCCCTATCTCTTCCTGGAAAGCTCCGGCATAAGCTGATCCTGTCTCGAATGCGGTATTGATGGTCTGCGATGCTAAGACCAGGCCATCCAGCTGATAGCCTGCCAGGGTTCCCACCAGGCCAACGACAGTGCCTAAACTGTCAGTCATCGGACCAATGGCGGTGGTGAAAGGCCCCCAAAGGTTCTCCCCGATCTCTCTGATATCATTCAGGCCATCAGTTACACCCCGGATAATAGGGGTGAAGGCATCGCCTATAGGCCCACCAATATCAATTAAGATAGCATTAACAGAATTCTTTAATTCCTGGATGGCGGATTTGGCGTTATCTGATCCGCTCTCAAAGGATCGTCCTATCGATTCGCCTTTCTCGCCCGCCTCAACGACTTCCTCAATCTTACCACGCCACTCATCAGTGTGGCCGATCATCTTCTTGAAGAAGTCATCGCCATACCCACTACCAAGAATGTAAGCAGCCTTGGTTGCCTCTTCGGGATCTAGCCCCTCCAGGGCATTACCTAGCCGCAGAACCGTGTCGGTTGGATCTGTGGCCATCAGGTGAAGAAATTCTTCTGCGGTGATCCCCAGGAGTTCAGCCGCTTCGTTCTGAGCGTTTATACTGCCTTTGGTGGTGCCCGTCAGATTCGTCAGCGCTGCGTTGAAACTGCCGGCTGCCAGCTGGGAAGAAGAGAATACCGAAGCAGTAGCACCGCCCCATCCAGCGATTTCATAAGCAGTTCCCCCGAGAAGGGAGAGAGCACCCGCCGTCCTGGTGGAGAAATCAAGGACCTCTTCCTCGGTGGCATTCATTGAGTTGCCGGCGTAGTCCACCGCGCTTCCAAAATTGCGGGCAAACTCTGCTGAGTCACTGATGCCTTCCGGGAGGGCCTTGAGCTGGCTTTGAACTTTGCCAACGGAAACTGCCGCTTTCTCAGCCGATATGTCGAAGGCCGAACCCATTTCAAGGGCTACCTGGGTGAAACCGGCAATAGAATTAGATTCGATACCCAGGGAGCCCGCGGCTTTGGCAACGTTCTGAATTTCGGCTGCCGTTGTGGGCATCGTGGAATAAAGATCCTTAAGATCTTCATTCAGTTTATCAAATTCCCAGGTGCCCTTTTCAATCCCGGTGGTCTTGCTGATCTGTGAAAGACCCATTTCCCAGGCCGATGAAGCATCCCAGGCTGCTTTGATCACCACGGCACTGCCAGCTATTGCAGCCGTGGCTATCATGCCAGTAGGCCCTAAGGCAGTCGCCACCCCATCCAGGGCGGTCCCTATAGGCCCGAGACCTGCTGTCAGGCCGGATATGTAATTTCCAGCGGTATTCTTCCCGAGACCGGCCCAATCAACAGCATTGGTCAGCCCGGAACCGACTTGGCCTTTGACCCCCCGCTCTATTCCAGATACGGCATCCGTAGCGGATTGTCTAGCCAGGCGGAGGGCAGAATTCAGGGGTGATATATCCCCGTCTATTAATGCCGTTACCCTTCCAACTTCGACCATTTCAGCTCCAGGAGTGATATCTCTCTAAAAGTTTGGAATTGTCTTCCTCTGGAGAGGTTACCCTCTCCTTGGAATCAACATTATAAAAATCCGAAAATTTATCTAGTTGCCCACCGACTGCCAGGGCAACCGCCTTGGCCGCACAATACCCGGTAAATGCCGCTTTCTCGCGTTCCCAGGCCCGCGCTTTCTGGTGGTGGGCGTATAACGCCGTAAGCGTATTTATATCCAGGGAATAAAGGGCTTCAGGGAGAAGCCCCAGTTCTACATATCCGATTCTGTGGACTGTTTGCCAGAAGCTTTCATTTCCTCGATCTTCTTCTGGTCCGCTTCCAGCTCCAGGCGTGCTATCTCCAGCTTCGCCTCTTCCTTCTTCTGGTTGATCTCCATCACTCTGATATTTCTTTGGATCTCTGCCAACCAGATGGGAATAGAAGAAGGGTCGTTCTTCTCCAGGAAAGCCAGATATATGGCTCTCTGCAGTTCATCCAGGGTTCCACCCTGTTCCAGATAATCCTCTATGGCCTGCATGGCTTCTGAAGGTTCGCCTTTCTTACCTTCCATACCATTCAGCCCGGTGGAAGCGGTGATAGCTGCCTCCAGCACTTCAGAGATGCGAAGATAGTTTGCCAGGAAGTACCCGGTATGGTTTGCGCCCGGCTTGATCTCCAGCTTCTTGAGAATGCCTTTTGCTCTGGCCTCAAACTTCTTCATAGCCGCGAAGGTCCACACTATAGGCTTATCAGCCAGCAGAATGGTATCAAATTCTATATCTTCCATATAAATCACTCTATATACAATTCACCAGCGCCGCGCACTGTGATAGTAGTCTTTTGAACATCGGTGGCGCTCGCAAGTAAATGCTCAGTTGTCTGTGCAATGCCTTTCCCTACGGCAAAAGGAACATCGTCGTTCAAAACAGAATAGAATTTCCATATGTATTTGGTGGTAAGCGCCTCAAGCGGGATTTTCCCGTCATAGTAATACAATCCTGATGTGATCTCGAAGCGTCTTGATCCGGTGGTGGAGCTTCCCCATCCATCGTCATCGACTGAAGAAGAATCTATATCGGTGCCCTTGATCGACAGCTTGCCATCGAATACCCCTAGGATCTTCTCGAAGGCAAGGATGCTCCGCCGCGTGCCATCGATGGTGATTGTGTGCCCTTCCATAGAGTTGTCGAAAGTCACCATGCCCCGAAGGAAGTTCACCTTAAAACCAGATGTGACTGTCACACCATCGGATTTTACTGTGAGGGAATAGCGATCATCCCAATAGCGGAGATTAGAAGCCGCCTGATATATCAGATGGTCGCCCGAGTCCACCAGCTCTAACCCGGTGAATCCTACACCATCTGCCGCTGTCATCTCTGCCAGCGCGCCAGTCACTCCTCCGCCTTTAGAGCCCGGTGTCAACCTGGCAGTGAAGAGGGCCGAAGCATCAACATCCTCATTGACAGCATCGACTATCTCCGCTGCCGTGCTGGTTGCCGTGCCATCTACATTGGCGCTGGTTATGGTCAACTTGGTTCCGGAGACACTGAGCGAGAGAGGGGCCGTGGTTGCACCTACAATGATCTCCACTTTGTTGGCCTCGTCGTCGGCGCTCACAAAGCAGATATCCCTGGCATCACCCAAAGCCGGAGTTACAGCATATTTCTTTGTTTCATCCCGAAAAAGAGCGGCGGATAGGCCGCTCACTGCATTGGTCATGTCTCACCTCAGGATAATTTGCTCAGAGCACCGCGTCCCTTTATGGTCCAAGATGCACTCTGTTGTGCTGTGGTACTTGCCAGGAGAAGATCAGCGCCCTGTACCGTGGCCTTGCCGCCAAATCCCTTTGCCCCTACGGTGGGTGTGCCTTCGGAGAGAGCTTTGACGAATATATCCTCACCGGATATCATAGCACCCTCGATGATTGCATAGGCGCTATCGGATAGGATCAAGTTGTTCTTAGCTCCAATCTCCCAGGTTCTTGCTCCGGCGATCTCAGAACCCCATCCTTCATCATCCACATTGGATGTATCTATGGGCTTACCAGACAATTTCAGCCGGAGTTCTGAGACTTCGGCCAACTTTTCGTATAGTCCGTCCGCGGTAGCGCAAATCCAGAACGAACCTTTCATGCCGCTAATTGCATCAGTCATTTCATACCTCCAAGTATAGGGTTTCCCCCTCAGAAATGGGTTTATAATAATATGATGATTAAAATATCTTGAATTCTACAACTACCTTATGCCGCCCATCTTCCAACTTCCCCAGGTATATGGGTGAAGACCTGGCAGCCCAAATAGCCTGTCGTATTGTATCTTTCCGATTACTATAATAACTGTGAATACTATTTGCCTTGGTCCATACTGTCGAAAGGTCCGAGCCAATGATATAGACCTGGACCCCTGGCTGATCTGTTGCACTGTCTACCGTAAGGATGGGTAATTGCCCGCCTGTGGGGATAACCACCAGCTGTTCATCTGGCGCTGGCTGAATACGCAATGGAAAGATATCTGTCCCTTTGACCGTGGCAAACCCGACTGATATCAGGGAGTCCATCATTTCAGTTACTATATCAGCCATCACAGAACCCTCTTCAATCGATCCCCCACCTTCTCAGGCAGCTTGGGCTTTTGCCAATTGAATGCATTCTCCAGCCATTTGTGCTGGCCACTTGGGTGATTCAGGGTCAGATCTTCATGCTGTCTTACTGTATACGGCGCAGCCGGCCCCCCGAATCCTATCTCTATGATTTTATCTTCCCTAACCACTGATCCAGTCCCCTTCATTGTGCCGGAGGCGGTAGGGCAATTCTCTTGTGATAGTGGCAGGACATCCGCCCTCGCCCACTCTTCGGCCCCATCCAATGCGGCCTCTTCGATGAGCCGCTGGATAAGGTCACCATGCCACTCTACTTTAGGCATATATCCTCCTAAGTATATATTACCCTGGCATAGATCTCAGAAGGATCTTCTATGCCGTATTCTTCGCCCACATCCAGGACCTCCAGGATCTTCCCCCCAAACTCTACCTTATCCCTGGCATCAACTTGTATCGAGCCGTCTAAGTGGATTTGCATAGATGAAATGTGGATATCCCCTCCTTCCTGTTTTATTTCAACCTGTTTGCGGCAAACTGCGCATAAATGGGATACCCCCGTACCGTATTTATCGCCCCAACCATCATTAGATAAATATGGATGGATGGTTACAGTTTGGGCCATCTCATCCTCAAAGTCGTCTACCAGAGACATCGTATATCACTTGAACACGAAGTAATTAATCAAAAACCCTGCTGTGGCAATAGCCAGGATAGCCCATTCACGAATGGTGAAATACGCAATACTTTTACCCTGGTTGTTATGTGCATAGATGCCAAGGGTTTTAAGTTCGCTCTGGATATTTTTAAGAGAGTCTTTTATGTCTGGTAGACATGAAACGCATATTTCCAGAGAGGCTACTTTGCCCCGAACTTCCCCGATCTCATCGCAATGCCTATCCACAGTGGACTCCACCACACATAGCCGGGCATTGATATCTTCAATCTCCGCCATTGCCATATCCCCCTAGGGCTGGTTTAGATCCAGCCCTGAGGGAATATTCGAGTGATAGAATCCTTGGTCCACAGCACCCGGACTATACCGGCCAAAGCGAGACCTGTCGCGTATATTTGCTCGGGCGTGATGGGGATTTCTATCCCTGTGGCCTTCACAATCTGAGCGACGATGAAGGTTATCAATACAACTACTACTTCTTTGCTGGTTATCACATTGTCCGTCATTTTTATACCTCACTTCTTGATTTCGAAGGGCTTGGTTTCCCCGTCCTTGTTCAATTCACGAATGATAGCCAGTTTGAGACCATCGCTACGATTGAACTGTTTATACCATTCCTCTCTTGTCATCCGCCCACCATTGGCGGTGGCTATCAGAATCTGCTTAGATCCGTAAGTCTCCACCAGGGCCTCATAGACATCCTCATCAATCTCTACCTTGAGGACTCCACCAGAGCGAGTCCTCTTCACGCTGCCTTCCTTCAGCATGTCCATAACCTCGATGCCAGCCGGCAAATGTGCCATGCCGGTAGGCAGCATAGATTCAGGACCATCGAACCGAAGACAATTAAGCCAATCAATTTCGCCCATTTTCAATCCTGCCAATCTGCTATATCAGCATCAGAATGCTGAAATTCTATAGGATAATTATCAACATCCGCAACTTTGCCACCCGATACCTTCCCGGTGGATGGCTTTGCATATGCCAATCCCTGCCGCCTGATCTTGTCCTCCAGGAGGGCAACCAGGGCTTGATAATGGCCCAAAAGGTCGGAGTAATCGATCTTCCTATCACCTATCTTTTTAGTGACCTTATGGGCCCCCCTGGCAACCAGGGCTTCGGCGCAAGCCAGGGAGGCGGTCAATGTATCCCCGCTGGCGGCTATAAGTTCATCATAAATCTCTTCATCGCTTAGCAGTGGCCGATCAGGGTTTTTATCCTGGATCGCCCGCCGCACATTGTTAATGGAGATTGCATATGAGACATCCAGGTAATGCACCAAGACCGGCTTACCAGGATGCTTGGAGAGCTCACCCCATTCAACGTAAGCCTGGATGATGTAAATTCCCTCATCGACCAGCTCCCCCTCTTGAGTTGTGTGGGTGATGTTCTCGGGAGTTGCATGGGCGGTTGCTTCCCATACCTGGCTGGAGCCTGTCGGAGTCCTTACGTGCATCTCGATTTTAGTTGCCCCGATCAGGCTTTGGCCGATATCCAGAATTATCTCGCCCAACGATCCTTTATATATAATCATAGTACACCATCTCAGGTATATACATTCTTAATAATACTTTTTGACATTTATAATTAGGAGAATCCAAAAAACATGGCGGTAGGCCCTTAAATGTATCCCACAATAGTATTTCTCGTCATAAGTTCTGACACACCATTGTCAACAATTTTAGACTTATCAACACCAAGAAGGGCATAATTCTGACCGCTGTCTTTTTGGAATATCACGGCGGTGTCGGGTGCCCAATCCCAAATCATTGCAGACAGTCTATTATAACGTCCTGATATGCCGAAAGCGAGTAGCATCCCTTGCATATACTGAACATGGAAGTCGTTCATCACGTTTCCATCTATGCCTTTAGCGCCATCTACAGCATCGAAGTAAACACTATACTTCGTACCTGTGAAACTAAAACTGTTGAATTGATTACCGTTTATAAAGCTGTGATTGATATCGCATCTGAGCCACAAACCGTGATCGAAACCAAGTACATTGACATCGTGTGCCGTAACGCCACATATGTATCCACCCAACCCGTTTTCACCATTGTATCCAGGCGTACTTGTTGCATCCAGTAGAATCGCTGTTCCATTTACCCCCCACATATCAACATCTTCTATCCGATAACGATATGCGGCGGGAAAATAATCAGAATACGGATCGTCCGAGGATATATATATAACAGAACTGGAAAATCCTGCCAGCTGACGCGGCTCAAATATCCCACCATGAAGCGAGCTACCCGGATGCATCCGTATCATATCGAAATCATGGCATGGTATCAGAGTCGTGCCATGCTCACAGTTGAGCGATATACCACATGGGATATTCAACGTTTCAGATAGGTAGTATTCCCCCACGCGAAGAAAGATCTCTCCTTTACCTATTTCATTTACCGCTTCCGAATATATATCATTGAAATCTGCGGTGTGCCCCAATAACCCCGCATCGGTATAAGCATCATAAAAACTGCCGTTTTGCATGATGATGGCAGATGCCGGAAGTTTACCATCCAACCCAGTAATATCAGTCTCAATAGTCACATTAGATACTATTTTAACAGCCAGACACGGCTGCATAAGCATCAATATCATGAAAACCATGATAAAAATAATTTTTTTCAATATCTCGCACCACCGAAATACAACTTCTCAAGCTCAATAGCAACAGCGTCAGCAATCGCCCCATACCCCAGGGTCGTGCAGTGGACACCATCATCGTAATAATCCGCATCTGTCGGATCATCCAATTTGGGATCGAGGGCGATGTCTACCAGAGCGTCCGCAAAGGTCGCCCAATTCGCCCGTTCCCATGCAGCTACAGCGGTATGCGTTTCGTTCAAGACCCCAGTACGAGGAAGCAATGTAAGGAGAATGACTTTCCATCCAGCGGCGCGCCTGGCAGTGCAATATGTCTGGATAGCAGTCTCTGTCTGTTCGGCTGTTCGGCTGTTGGCGATATCGTTTGCCCCGCCTAGGAAGCAAAGGATGTTCTGGCCATCTGTAACCTGGTATGAATCGGTTACAGCCCCATCATTGATCATATCAGTGTAGACAAGCTGGCCAGCAACAGCAACATTTACGTATCGTCCGGGGTGGTCAGCCATCAACTGGAATGGATAGCAGACAAAATTATCTGTTCTGGCAGTGAGGCTGTCGCCTTCAAAACAAACCAGATCACCCCGCCTGTTGGGGAAGAGCTGCTTATAGATATCATCTCTTTCGGCGGCGGTCAGGACTCGCTCATAGATGGCTAGAGCCCCGAATAACATCTTCATTTTGTTGCCGATGGCAACGGTATAATTTGCGGTTGCTTTTCCGGGATACGTAGCGGCCTCGTATGTTAATACATTGTTAATATACACCCTCCGGACGGCCCCGGCTTTGCTCATGTCGAATTGCCACAGTTCCCAAAACCCGCGATTCATCAGCATGTCGCAGGCCATCGTGTGGCTATCCCCCCCTATTACGATATAGGGCCTAACTGCTATGCCTCGACACGTAAGATTGAAATAATTATTGGAATCCAGAGCAATGCGGCCAGCAGATTCCCATGCAGGCGGCAGGCTCTGAGAATTGACCAGCACCAGGATACTAAGTTCATCGAACTCCAAAGGGACGGTATCTACCGCCACAGTATCGTTTACTCCATCCAGATAGAGGCAGTCGCCCCAGGCCCCCCTATGGACTACTGGGCCATTCAGCCAGCCATGATAGCCGTTGCCGGATTCGTCCTGGAGATATTCACCCACAACGCGCCCAGTCCAGAGCAGTGTTGCCCCAGAAGGCCATTGGATAGAGGACATGGCTGCTTTGTCATCCAGGTACTTCCCGGCTTTCTTCACACTGATTCCTGATGATCCTCTTCGCATTTCTGATCACCCAAGGAATTCATAGTGGAGGACACCAGCGACCACGTAAACCTTCACGACACTGGCAGATGTGACCGGCCAGGGCATAGACGATTCGTCAGAGACATAGATATGAGAAGTAGTAGAGGCATTACCATCATCTACGGCGACATAGACCTTACCACCTTCAGGCATGAACACGATGCTTTTTGCACCGGACGGAACAATTATCGTCTGGCTAGAGCCCGTTGTAGACACGACCCCACCGCCGCCGATATGGACGCCAGCAATGCTTTTTATTAACCCTCTTAGTAATTTAGTCCATTCTGACATTATATCAACACCTTTATAATTTTATGACATTGCTACGAAGCGACATATTTGAGTTTATTATTAAAATGTTTGAGCAGACCGCTCTTGAGCGGCTGCCTTCGCTTAAATTGGCACTAAGTCAGATCCAGGTACAGGATGATAAGCTGATTATTGGACTCATCCGTACCCGCGGCTTTCACCAACTTACCCGCACCCACTGCATACTCTGATGTCCTGTTGGTCATGGTGGCTATGGATGCCTTGGTAGCCAATGCAAGCACCGCTACCAGCTCATCCCCCGCAGCCATACCGGCCACAACAACATCCGTGGCCGCAGCGGTTCCATCTGCCAATGCTGTCTTTAGGAACCCACCTGCTAACTTGTTCTTTGCTATGGTCTTGTTGGCAATGGCAGTATTCGATACGGTGCCCGCCATTAGACGAGCACCATTTAGCGGAGATTGTCGCTTCAGCCATCCTCTTGGATTAGGCATGATCAACCCTCAGTTGATGGCTACCTGCACGAATCCGGCGTTATCGTGGATCTCAAATCCCAGCCAGCCGCCGATTTCGGCGTACCTATTCTTGCCCTTCTGCCTGGGATAATCGGCATCCACATCATAGTCCTGAGCAATGACTATCTCACCAGCGTTCATGTGCTTGGCGACCACGTAGACCACGTTAGCGGGCACATAATCGCATGGGATGAGGAAGTCAGTAGACCCGTCTGCCCGGCCAAAGAGACCGGCTATCTCGGAGACATAAGTCTCCCTCAGGTCGTTCTTGCTCCAGAGGAAATTGAGAGATTCCGGCCTACCCATGAGGTTCAGGCTAGACCTCGGATATTCGGGATTTATCATCCCTGTGGCCCGCCTCAGATCTTCATAGGGGTCCATTACGCTATCCACTTCAGAGCCATCCCAGGCACCCGAATTGTTGACGGGACCACCAGCAGCCACAACAGATCCCCGAGGATTGGCCTGAGCTGCAGCGATGATACCAGTGATGTTGTGGGCCGCATCGCCTCGGAGGGCTGTCCAGTTCTCTCTCCTCTGACATTCCAACATGGCAACCCTGGTGTCAAGGTTCCAGCGCGTCGGGTCCAGATTGATCTCCGCCTCGTTCATGATGACAGAATCAGCTATCCACCAGATCGGATGGAAGTCATCCTTGGCGGCGGTGTGGACCTCTTCAGGAATGGTTCCGCCCGCCGAAATAACGGCAGTGGAGATTCCGTCAGGGGCAGCGCTCTTGTCTACTCTCCGGATGATATCCCGTCTGAGGTTGGGATTATCAAGAGTCCGGACATACAGGGCCTGCCTGGCAATGTAACCATCGATATTCACATCCTGGAACTCCTCGATGGTCTTTCTCATATTGGTGACGGCTTCCAGAGGGACCCCGGCACCCCAATTAAGTTCTCCTACCATGAATATACCTCAAAGAATCCTTACTCTGATCTGAGCAACTCTCTGCACGACATCGCTATCAGCGAAAGTCAACGTCACCGAAGAAGGCATCTGGAGAGTGATTACAGTCGCTGTCAGGGATTCCACCCTGTTCAGCTGGGTGTCTCCATCCAGGTCTCGGAGTATGATGTAATCCCCTTCGACCAGGCCCATAGCAGCTATGGCCCCCGCGGCCACTGTGATGGTGGTATCCCCGATAGCCACCCCGCCCGGAGGAATTGCCTGGGAAGCTGCCAGTGTGCAGGGCTCCATTGCCTGAGCAACGGATGTTAAGGTTCTGGTCGCTCCTGCAGGTCCTGCTCCGGCCTCTGCAAGAACACCCCATGCGCCTGATCCGCCCACTCCCAGAGCGGCCACTTCCAGGAAGTCGCTCTTGAGAATGTTTGTGGCTCCAAGTGCTACCACCAGGGCGTTTATCTCGCCGCTGTTGGCATAGGGCACATCATCGAACTGCTGATAGAACCCATCTTCCGGCAGGACAACACCATTGGCAGGCTGGCAGGAGAATCCTATGATCTCGTCGGTATCAGCAGCAACAACGGAAATGCCCTGACCAGAGCCATTGTCCATTATGGCAACACCGAAGCCGATTATTCCGGCTGCCGGCGTACTGCTTAGAAGTCCGGTCTTGGCAGTTGTGACTTTTCTAAGAGCCATCGCTTATCTCCTCCTCTGGTTGAACTTCCTGTTGCGTTCCGCCTGCTTGGCTGCCAGGTTAAACTCCTGCTCACCATCGGCCATTGCGTGCCCCTTCAACTCCTTGGTTTGGTAGTGGACTATCATCTCGGGATGCTTGACCTCGAACTCCAGATACCCGGCCTGCTTGCACTCCTCCCAAAGCTCGTCGGCCTTCTGGTGAAATGCCGGCTTGAGCTTGGACAGGAACCTCTCCTTCTGCTCAGCCTCAACCCTGGCTGCCAGGGTGCTCTTCATGTCCTTCTGTTCGGCCTCCAGAGCGGCGTTTTTCTGCTCCAGGGCATCGATTCTGTCTAACAGAGGCGGAATTGCCTCTGTCATAGATTTAATATGTTCTTCGTCCATATCGGCTCCTCCTGGAGCAATTGGTGATTTGGAATTACAGTCCTTACACTGCATATTGAAACCAGCCCCGTCCTGGGTGCTGATTACCCCTTGCTTCACGAATGAGTACTCATGAAACACGTAAGGGCCCACTTCTTTGACATCGTACTCTTTGGTCTCCCCCGTTACTGGATTAGTCCAGCTGCCAGGCTCATCGACGAGATAACACTCCCAACACAATGATCCATCGTGCGGATTGCCAGAAAGGAGAGTATCCAACTCTCTTTGCGTGAGATCAATTTCATAGAATCGCGTGACAGCTGAGGTTTTCCTGCCATCTGGCTTATTGGCAATATCAAATAATTGTCCTACTCTCCGGGCCTCGGGAGATACATCTTCAT